CATTTTAAAATGGTTTGCAAGTTGAATACGTGACATCAAACGTTGTGTTTGCTCAAGATTCAACACTTGATAATGCTGGAAGTTAAGAGCATTCTCTGTATTGGTAATAGATGTATCCAATGGTAAGATACCAAAGTTCTTCATTGCCACATATGCTTTACCAAAATTACCATGACCCCAATCTTCACCAGCTGAATGACGTGGTAAAGCGTTCTGATCCAACATGATAACTGTACCTAACTCATCAATAAGAATGTCAGCAATCTGATTGTTTACCAAGTTATAACCAATTTGGTATGGTTTCATCTTGTCAACTAATGATCTTGATTTACTGTTTCTGTCAGAGAAGATAGCTCCTTCAATTGGTAGTTTACAACCATACAACGTAAAGTCTCCTTTGAACTGGAACTTAACTGGTGCCACGTTCAAGTATAATGGAGAGAAGTTTAAGTTATCTGTATTGCCATAGAAAGTTGGTCTGTTTGGTCCAATCTTTACACCACCCCACGTTTGATTGATCCATATCCAATCAATATGCTCACCAAAAACCAAGTTGTCACGTGATTTCTTTTTGATAACAGTCGTGTCATAAAGTGGCTTCTCTGTAATCTTGTATGTTTCGTCCACAATCATGTCAACAAGCATTCCCATCTCATCTATTCGTGTAAGATGGCCTACCATACGTTGTGATTTCCAATAACCAGTTGTTACTCTTAGTAACCCTGTGTTATCAAAGTCAAGTAAATCTTCTGACTCAGCAAGAATCTTTAATATGATGTCATCACCAGCACCATTAACTGTATCTCTGTATGATGTAAATTGACGCATTCCTAATGAAGGTCCTTCAACATTCCACTCATGACTTTTCGTAGCATCATAGAATGAACCATCATTTTGCACACCAGGTAAAATGTACCCAGCAGATTTAACAGGATAAATCGCTTCTAAGCTCTTTAATTGTTCTCCTGTCATCATATATCCATATTTGTCAATAACGTCAGCAGGAGTCATCAAATCAATCTTTCCAGCCCAATTTGACTGTGAGATGTAACGTGCACCAGGAGACTTATGGTAATATGTAAGTACAGGATTCCATACTTCTAACTCATAGTCATCCTCAAGCATGTTAAAATGCCAGAATTCTCTATCAGCAATAAGACTATCTCTAAATGCAACTGTTTCAAGTTCCTTAAGATTGAAACGTTCTTCATCAACGTTGTGCTGATGCGTTGCCCATTCCTCCACTAAAGACTTGTAGCTTTTCTTAAAGAACTCCTCAATCTCTGGAAGTGTTTTGATATTTTCAGGAGACATCATCTGCTCAGCTTGTTTTGCTTGCTCTGGATCTTCCTGATTTAGACCCATTTCTTGGATCTTCATTTTCATTTTCTGTTCTGCTTGTGAAACTAAGGTTTCTTCAACCATTCGTCTTTTCTCTTCAAGCATTTCATTGTATGAGGTATCATCTACAGATTTGTACATGATTTTATCATTGCGTTTAGCAAACTCACCAACCATTACGTTTACAACGTTTGGTATAATTGGGAAGAACTTTAACTCAAATGCAGAGTTGTCCTCTTTTGTCAGAACATCAATAAGTTCTGCCATATCATTATCCTCCTCAACAATGTAATCTGATTTATCAATAATACCATTTGCAAGTTTGTAGTTTTTAAGCAATCGTCGTGCATTGCGACGTATTTGTTTCAATCCTTGCATTTCATACCAGTCCATGTTCCATGCTCCCCACGCTTCAGTTTTTTCCTTTGAAGGTAGAAATTGAACAGGTTGAGTAAATGTACCCATTTTGTTGAAGTCAGCTTTTGCGCCATTCTTCAATTGCATTGCATTAAATACTTGCATATTATCTCATATTTTTAAATGGATTCCTTGGTTTCTTCATAGAGGATGTCTCAGCGTTTGCTGAACTATTGCTCAAATGACGAAATGGACTCATAAATAAGTTAGCATTTTTATTTGTCTTTTGCAAATCATTAGGATTTTCATGTTCTAGACGTTTTGTAAAGCCCCTGTTAGATTCCTGTACTCTGGCAAAAGCCACTAACGCACAGAATGCTACCAAGCGGTCAACGTTTAATCCATCCCTGTATGCTTGCATTTCTTTCAGCAACATAATGTCAGGTATTCTTTCAACACCATATGTCACTTTTGTTATTGTCCCATCAGGCTTAGTCTTTACATCTATCTCTTCCTCAAGGAATTGTATAGCGTATGAAACTAAATTTGCCTTAAACAATGTACCTGTATTTCTCCAACCATACTCCTGGAAAACGTTATTGTTACTTCCAAGTTCTTTCAAGAACATGATTTGGCTTTTAGGTACTAAGTATTTTTGCTTACGTCTCTGAATCATGTATTGCAAAAACAAGTGGACGTTGTTCTCAACAATTGTCCATGCATTGTAGTATTCTATGATCAGCTCAAGACGCTCGTGTGTTTTCTTTAAGTCATCAAATCGTCCACACCAAGATGCCACAATTTTGTCTCTCTCAATGTGCGATTCTACTGAACCATCCTTTTTATGCACAGTTACTTCTTGTGAAGTTTTGTAAACAAAGATGGAACATAGTGATTCTGAGGTAGTTGTCTTACCCTCAGACACAGGGTCAATAGATGCATAATACATTCCAAATTTAGGATTGTCTATTGGCTTCTCGTAAATCACAATCACACTTTCCTTGTTCTCTGTTTTTGGAGAGATAGGAAATTCCATGATTGGAATTTTACGCGATGGTTTTTGCACAATCTTATCATCTTCACGTATTAAGTCTACATATTCTGTAGGATACTCCTTGTCTTCTATACGTCTGATCTGTTGAGCAACTAAATGCTCAGGAAATCTTGCTTCTTTTCTATAATCAAATGCTTCTTTGATGTTAATAGGTTTCTGAGAAATACGTAGTCTGAAATCTTCAGGTTTAAGTTTCTTTTTCCAATCAATACGTTCTTCATGAATCATCTCCAAGGCTTTTTCCACCTGAGAGTTACCATAATCGTCAATACATGGAAGCATTGACCATTGCTCTGGAATAAATAAACCACACATTCCTTTGGTACCTTTGTCGTCAAGCAAGTCTGTTTCTACTGCAAAGATGTCTTTAGAGTCAGGATTAAGAATCATATCTTTCAATGGTTCACACTGATCCAAGTCCCCTACTGATCCTGCAACGACAAACATTCCTGTATACATCATACCAGATTTCATGGCAGGAAGTAAGTACTCTAATGTTGTATTCATCTTAGGTGCAATCCCTGCTTCCTCATGGAAGAAGAATGTGCAAGGTCCCCCAACTCCATTGGTTGGGTCTTTTTCTAATACCAGTCCTATGAGAACTGATTTTAAACCAATATCCACTTTACGTCCTCCTTGAGTAACCTCAGCCTTTTGTTCCCAGTTGAGAACCTTATCTGGATTACATGGACGATACCAAGCAGTATGTTTGTTGAGGAAGTTTCTGTATTCCTCTAAGAAACGCCATGTTCCTTTTTCGTTGATATAATCCTTAAGTGAACCTGCCATTTTTGACACAGAACCCTCTTCAAACCAGAACAAGTTTATGATCTTACCAGCATGATAATATGATGACGCAATTTGACGTTTCTTTAAGATACCTGCGTGCTTGTTAGAAAGCTGAGCAAGTTCTTCATACAATGCCATGTGATACTGTGCATCACGCACATCAGCAAATGTAAATCTGTTTACTTCTTTGTTGTAGATTGGCAAGAAGTTAAGCCACATATAGTAATCTCGTGGGAGATACCAAGTATTGCCTTTGTTTTTAAACAAAACTCCAGCTCTACACTTTTCTTTTTCTGTATTCCAATACGTCACAAAATCTTTGGAACGTTCTGGTGCAATGCAATACACTCTATTCTTATTGAATTTTCTTGCTTCTGCATTAAACACAAGTGAACATTCATCAAATTCATACTTGCCTGGCTCTTTGAAAAGTGGCATTAAGTACTCTAAAAGTTCTTCTCGCGTTTCAAATTCTGTATAACTCCAAGATTCTTCTTGGTAATCGTATGTTGGGATACTTCTAAACATCTTAAAATTTTGGGTGGTCTACTAGTAGTATAACTGTTCGTCTGTCTGAAAAATTCCATGTTACATTTTTTACAACAAAATGATCTGGTCCAAGTTTTATCCAGTCACCTTTGGAAGGTACTGCTGGCATTTCTCTTTGTATAAGCAATCCATCTTTAATATGCTCAACTTTCACTATGTATAAAAATGGTTCCATATCTTTAGAATTGGTCGTATGCAAGATTTTGACCTCCTCTGACCGTGCTCTTTTGTTCTTCCATGAGATCTTTGTAAGCCCCTTTATACGAGCCACGAATCTGCTCAAACTTTGCAGCAGCATTGACCAATGGTGTGATATTTCCATCACGACCATGGCTAATGGTGGTGGTCTCCATGTAAGTAGCAAGACGATCAAGCATAGATTTAATACCCATGTAAGCCCTGTATGAAGGTGTTTCATACAATTTTTTGCAAAGCTCAAGAGCAACAACGATGTCTTCATCTTCTGTGGAGAATGTTGCCTGTAGCTGAATGAGAATGAGTTCTTCTTTTTCATGTTCGCGTACATCAAAAAAAGGATTAATATCTGGATTTGGACACGTCATGTAGAACAGGTAACTATAGATTTGCATATAGTCATCTGGATACTCATCCATGATGCGCTTAAGGAAAATCAGGTTGTGACAATGTTCTGTTGGAACTATCACACCATTCTGAAGATCAAATAACTTAACCATTAGTTTTTATTTTTAGAGTAAGCTAAAACTTGCTCTTTGTTATCTTTATACCATTGCAAGATAGTCATAACTTCGTCTTTCAGGTATGGCAACTCATAAATTATTATGTCTTTGACAATTGGATCTCCTTGTTCTGTTCGTTTTACTATAGGATATCCAAATTTATCTTCACCTTCATTTTCAAACAAAATGTGATGTAGAATCAGAGAACCTGGTTTAAGATTTGGGTTATGCTTTTGAATCATGTACATGTAAATGGACAACTGCAATGCATAGTGGAAGTAGTTACAATCATCCAAATGTGAGATTGGTGGATTCATTTTCTGAGAAATGCCTTCCCAATTCACAAAGGATTGTGTTTTAATTTCTTTATTGGTCTTGTAATCTGTAATATGGATCTGGCCATTTGCAATTTCTACAAGGTCTGATTGACCACAAATACCAACAGATCTGAGATAAACGAGATGCTCAGGGTAGATCCCTGCAAGTAGCTTTTGAGATGACGCAATTTTGTATCCTTTTTCATTTGCTAATGGTTTTATGACTTGCAATGTACAATCATGTCTATCAATTGTGTCGCATGATAGCAAGTCTGTTTCGCGTTGATCATGATACCAAGTTCCTAAATCAGTTGCACGTTTTGCTTCAGCTTTCCATACTGCTTGTATTTCTTCTGGAGTCATTCCATACCACTTATTTGTAGGCTTATTATTTTTGGAACTTCTTTTTGAGATGGCCTTTGAGTCAAAAGGCTGCTTCAAACAACTAATAAGTGTTGTTACACTTACCCACTCTGTATGATCATTAGGGTCAGTTGATTTGTACTTATGATTTTCTGGTTCAAATGATAACATGATTAGTCTTTTATACTGTTAATAATTGCTTCTTCTTCGTCTTCAGTAGTTACAGCGTCCCATTTTTTCTGAGGACATTCTGACGACAAAGATCGCGTTTTAAATGACAACTTGCAGCCACAGTCCCCACAGCAAGGTTGTGTACCGACCATGTAACATTTTGTACCTTCGCGATCAATAAGTGGGCATTCTTCACAGATACTCATGCGTGCCTTAGCGATTTCCTCAATATGAGTTTGTTTGAACACGCTGTTCTTAACACCTTCAAAGATTTTACCCTTTTCTTTCCAAATTTTAATTAGACTCATTGTTTTTGTTTTTATAATCCTCTTTATCCTGTTGTTTCAATGCTTTCCTATCTGCCTCATAGTCCATCTTTGATAATGCTTTTTCAAACTTTTCAATCTCAAACTTCATATCTCTGATGGAACTATAGTCAGACATGTTAGGGTCAGGCTTTGCTTCATACCGAGCTAGTGCATCTTTGTACTTGGTGAGCTTTTGTTCAAGCTTTCTACGCTTGATATAAAATGTACCAAGTCCATCTACAGCAACTCTATCATGATCCAAAGCACTAAGTTTCTTTTGGACAGCTCTAAAATAACAAGTCATTATTTCATCAACTATCTCAGCAGACAACTTTAGTTTCTCTGCAACCTTTTCAGAAATCTGTTTACGCTTAATTGGTCTCAACTGCAAGAAATTTATAGTCCAAAAGCACATTACCAGACTTATGTATTGGAACAGAAGAAGCAATCTCAATTGATTTCTTGTATCCTTCTGACTTCTTTATAAGTCCTCGCTTTTCTAACTTGGTAATCTTATTTCTCACATTCTGGGCCTTAACAGCGAAATCTTCTGGTGCAATGTCTTGACCAGATTGTTTTACTGCAAGGTTGCAGAACTTTGGTAATTCCATTGGCCCATATAAGGCCAATAACGTAAGCAGCTCAAGATCAGATTCTGGCAGTGCTTCTTTTCTAAAGAATACAAACTCAGTTATGACCTGATATTTAACCAGGTCATAGTGAGTCAGTCTGTATTTTCTTTCAACTTTATTTACTTCCATTTTCAGCAAATTCTACTGGAACGTTCTCATGTCTGATAATAGAAAGTCCTGTATGGTCTTTCATATTTCTTTCAACGAGTGTTCGCGATGTGACAACACCATTGTCAACAAATTCTGCAATGATTACATTGGGAATTGTTGTTAGTGCCTCAGCAACAGCATACGTTCCATCAGGATTGCGTTGTTGTGTTGTAACCTGTACAACTACAGATGAACCTGCAGGCATAGCCTTTGTAGATTTCATCCAACCTTCAGCTTCAGATGAAGCTTTGCTAATCAATCTAAACGTATCGCCATCACCCCAGAATTTAATGTCTTTGACATTTTTCTTGGCACCATTGGCTGTAGTGTTGTGTAATGATTTACCTGGACCTACTGCATTCACAGTCTGATCATCATAAGTCATTAAGAAGATATCATGCTTGCATGGATAAAACTCCCCTTTTACTCCTTTGATAATCATGTCCCCTTCAGATGCCGACATTACACCTTCCAATGTGCTAATCTGAAGAACATCGTCTTTCATATAACACACAGGACAAAATTTAATAAGCTCGACAACATTTTTACCAGTCCATTGAAGTGCTTCAATCACAACTGGTTTCTTAGAATAATGTTTTACACTCATTACACTTCAGGATTAAATGTAATCACTTTTACAACATTCATCTGAGCATTTAAAATTTCACCAAGCGCATGGTTCATTAAAAATTCTCTGTCTGCCGTAAGCGTTCCATGTTGGATATTTTCTTCGCGGTGCTTCTCAATTGTATCAATCAAGAATGCACAAGCACGCTTTACTGTATCCACTTCACTATTTGCTGAAGGGTTAAAGTTGATTCCTACAATTTTCTCACCACGACTTGTTAGTGATACTTTCGACATATCAATTGGTGTTTCTTGAACAACAACTGGTTCTTCACCTAATACTTGTTCACCGTTTGGTTGTACAGGTGTTTCATTGATTTTTTCTTCTTCTGACATTTTATTTTAGATTTAAAAATTGAACAATAACCTTTGAGAACTCTATAATGCAATTCTCAAATTCCTTGTGATCCATGAAAAACTTCCAGTTCTCGCGTACAGAAGGATCAGCATAACGCACCCCCATATTTGCAAATACCATTTCCATTATCTCATGGTTAATAACCATCCAAACATAATTTGGATCTGAATCAAGACTCTTGGTTCCAATTCGTAATAGAAATTGGCCAGCATCAAACATTGCTCCGTCCTCTTCTGGTACAATTTCCACATTGTAAAGAAAACTTCCTACAATGATACTGCTTGGAAATTTGATATCTTCTTTACGAATCCTTACCATATGATAGAGATGTCGAACTCATCAACCATCATCTTTGTCTCATCACCTACAGGAATACGCTCTGCTCTGGCAAGTGACTCTGCCGAAATATAAACCTTGTCACCTACAGCAACAGTTTGTACTGAATCACCAATAGCAAATACCTCTAAGGATGTCCACTGTTTGATCATTGCCTCGTCAAGTTGTCTCTCAACTTCTGGTGTCAATTCAATAACTGACTCTTTTCTTTTTGGGATTGTGATTAGTACACGTCTTCCCATCAACTTACTCTTGAATGTGCTTTGCATAAATTTAAACTTTAAGAATTTAATTGTTCTTCAGTTGGACCTTCTTCTGATAGTCCTTCTTGCTTCTGGATGTTCTCCTCTGCTGTAGTAATATTTGCAATCATCACCATGTGCTGCAAACGTGCCGATTCAAACTGTACCGCACGCGCCTGCTGTTCTGACAAGTCAGCTCGTAGGGTTGCAATTTCAATCTGCTCTTTGTACCAAGCCACTACTTCTTCTCTAGTTAGCTTTTCTTTTTCTTCTTCTGCCATTTTGTATAATTTAAGTTTTGACAAGACAAATATACAGAAAAGTTTAAACTCAACAAATTTATTTAAAACTGTAAAAATTTTAGGGCTGTCAAAATACTCTGAGGAAGAGAGTGGTGAGAGTACCTATTGAATGAGTCCCCCCCTCCAACGCAAACGACGGCACCCCCCTAGACGTTCAGGACAAACTCATTGTACGTATGAACATCTACTACATTGCAGGAGTACAGATACTTGCTAAATCTCTCAGAGAGGCGTATGCCTACTACAGAGATAATGTAAAGTAACTAGAAGTAGTCAGTGGGATGCTGACGCCTGCGCAGGCACGAGACACACAGAGGTACTAATCATATCTCTGTGTAATCTCTATTAACCTTGTCCTATCCATTGCATTTACGTGGTTGATAATGTCAACCCCCAAATGATACAGGCTTTCGCATTATGGCCTTGAGAATTATAATGCACAATTTATATTTGAACCTTTTGGTGCTTAGGTCAACCATTCCTACGTTATGGCAAATTCAGTTGCTATCAAACCAGCGTCTACTGGCGCATTGTTCACTGCTTACAAATCAAACCCTGAGTTTGGGTATGTAGTGTTAGAATCATCTTCAATGGTTACATCTGGAGGTTGGATTCGTGAGTCTAAACGTACTTGCTTAATCAGAGCAAGCGTTGAGACACTTGAGAAGTTCATCGCATCTCAAGTTAAGAATGGCACGTTGCCTGGTAAAATTCAAGTGCGCGAGTACTTGGAAGACCAGATTCCTGCCAACCTTGCTAAAGAGCATCTTCGTGAAGATGTAACCTTTGAGGAGGCTATTGAGCCATACTTGAAGAAAGCAGGGCAAGATGGACCTGCGCTTACTATTGGTGGTAAGCGTATCTTGAAGTTCGCCAATTGGGATCCAACTGGTGAGCAACAAGACATCATCCTTCAGCATGATAATATTGCTGAGGTTGCTGCATCTAAGAAAGGTGCGAGCATTGCTACTGACGATAAAGCTCCTTTCTAAGGGGCTGTCATTGGCATCAGAGCGTGTGAAATGTAGTAGCACGCTCTTTCATTTTAAAATCAATTACTATGTGTAATTACAATTTTACATTCGTGGACTCACAACCCCTTAAAGGGTTCATGAAGGATAAGCGTATACCTAAGATGAAGGTGTACAATGGGGTTGATGGCATTAGATATGCCATTGGAGATAACGTGGTTGGTAGAAGATTTATCATACCACTTGCCTCTACAGTTTCAGGCTTACACCTGGATCTGAATGTGTGCTGGGTTACTAACCCACATCACAGAGAACATCCACATCAGTATGTGATACTATGCAGAAGCAAGTTTGCAGATGTGGATGATTGTGATTTGACTACCACTGTTAGTGTCAAGATTAAAAACTATGGCAGATGAAACAGGTAGTCTATTACACAATGAGTATCAGCTTGGGATTGCTGGTACTCATCTTCCTTGAGGGCATGATGACTCTAGGATCTGCATTTAAGTTTGAGACATACAGTGCATTTGGGTGGATCATCCAAGGTGTATTGCTTGTCTTCACTGTTGCATTGTCTGCTCACATCGCAAGTGAAGAGCATAAGTGATCTTGCATAGAAGCGCATGGAAGCTGCATTGGCTAAAACAGTCAGTGCAGTTTTTTCCATGGGGGCTGAGAGCAGAGACGACATCACCCTTTGGCATACGATACGCATTGTGCGCAAGTGCAGTTTTTGCGCAAGGGCTGAGTAGACTTTTTGCATACAAACAGCATACGAGACGCATTTTGTAAGTAGCTGATTTTCAAGGAGTGAGTCTACTTGTTACACACGGTGGAGACAACTTTTTTCTACACGCTGCTCTGTCCAATACGACACCCCCCAAGGCATACAGTATTAATTTAATAACTCTTGATGTATGAGTAATGTTAGAATCGTGCCAGGAAAGACTGGCCAAGTGGTTACACCGTACCAAAACAATGGTGACTTTTCGTATGTACAATTGGAGCAAAGTGCTATTGTACAGAATGGTGGTTGGATTCGCGAAGTTAAGCGCACAACTCTGTTACGTGGTAAAACTGAGACACTTAACGCATTTGTTGCTGGGTGTAAAGGTTTGACTTTACCAGGTAAATTGGTTACGCTTGAGTTCCTTGAATCTCAAGTTCCTGCTGATATTGCGAAGGAATACCTACGCAGTGATGTTAGTTTTGAAGAGGCAATTGAGCCTTATATCAAGACTGCTGGTGCTGATGGTGTTGCGTTGACAGCAGGTGGAGAACGCATTTTACGCTTTGTTAAGTGGGATGCAGCAGATCGTATGCACGATTTGTCTGTGGCTCATGACAATCAAGCAGAAGTTGCAACTAGCAAGTTAAGTGCTGGTAGTGCAAGCTTCCCTGCAGGTGAGTAATTGCCTGAGTTTTAGTTGTTTAGAGAGTGTGAGTGGTGGTGAGTAGTCACCA